GCCTTCAGGTTCGCGACGCCAACTTCGTGAAAATCCAACCTGTCGGACTGCCTGGTCTCTAGGGTCTCGACGCCGAGATGCACCTCGGCGATGTGCATCAGTTCGGCTTGGGCTTCAACTGAAAGCATGGGTTTCACGGCCTACTCCCTGGTTGCTTGCGACGACGCCAGTACCGCTCTGTCGCCGCAGAGAGTCCAGTCTTTTCCCCACCTCGTTGCATGACCAGTGGACTTAGAACAACATCCCCATCGCCCCGGGGTCCCAATTCGTGATCACCAGCTCGCGGCTCTCCCCTCCCCCGCCGCGGTTGTTGGCCACGCTGTACTTGATGCCCAGGTCGTGGAACACCAGGCCCGCGAAGACCTCGCGGATGTCGCGGTGGTCGTTGATGCTGATCATCACCTTGCCCTTCGCCGATCTGGCGAGCTCGGCCATCTGGACGTACTGGTCCCACTCGAAGGGCACGCCATAGCCCTCGGTCTGCCAGTACGGCGGGTCCAGGTAGAAGAAGGTGTGGGCCCGGTCATAGCGCCGCAGGCAATCCTGCCAGACCAGGTTCTCGATGGTGGTTCCGGCCAGACGCAGGTGGGCGGCCGACAGGTTCTCCTCGATCCGGCACAGATTGATAACCGGCGTGGTGGTGGCGGTGCCGAACGTCTGGCCGTCGACCTTGCCTCCGAAGGCGTGGTGCTGCAGGTAGAAGAACCGGGCGGCGCGCTGGATGTCCGTCAGCGTCGCCGGCGAGGTGTCCTGCAGCCACTTGAATACCTGGCGACTGGACAGCGCCCACTTGAACTGTCGAACGAACTCCTCGAGGTGGTGTTGGACCACACGGTAGAGATTGGTCAGCTCGCCGTTTATGTCGTTGATGACCTCCACCGGCGCCGGCGCCGGGCGGAGGAAATAGAGGGCCGCGCCGCCACAGAACACCTCGACATAGCATTCGTGGGGCGGGAAAAGAGGAATGAGGCGGTCGGCCAGGCGGCGCTTGCCGCCCAGCCACGGGATGATGGGTGAAGTCATGGGTGAGCCCTTTTGTTATCAGGTGGCCGTCTGATAGGCTTCGCCCGCCACGCGCGTGGTGGGTAGGCCTTGGCCAAGGCTCACAGGTCAGTTCTGTGGGTTGCGGCGGCCGTCCGGGTGCTCGTAACACCTGGGCGGTCGCCTACTCTCTTTTCAGCTTCCGAGCGCCAGTCTGGACAGACCGGGCTGGATAAGACACATAAAACGGGGAGGGGTTGAATGCCTGACACCAAGAAGCCCGAGCGCAACGAACGCATCTTCGAGGCTTACATGCTCGGCAAGACCTACAGCGAGATCGCGGAGGAAGAAGGGATATCCAGGGTCCGGGCCCAACAGATCGTGGGGGCGGCCATGGTCAGGATCATTCAATCCACCCGCACCGGGGACGACAATCCCGCGGCCGAATACGACCGGCTCCGGAAACGCCTCCAAGCTCAGCACCGAGCCGCCTTCCAGGCCAGAACCCGTTAGGCGGTTCCGGTCGGCGGGCGCTGCCCCAGCAGCGCCGCCTCCGCCTCCCGCCGCAGCACCAACCCGGGCAGTACCCTGCCGCCGCCCTTGTTCCACCGCCGTATCTGGATGACAGCCGCGCGCCAGTCGCCCTTGTTGATCACCCGGCGCAGGGTCGACGTTTGCAGCCGTCCCACGCCAAGGTTGTAAACAAAATCGGCGATCGCGGCATGCGCATCAGGGTGGAGCGCCAGGACTGGGCAATAGCGCACTGCGGCCGACAGGCACCGCTGCCGCAACTCCCATTGCAGCCAGGTCTCGGCCTGATCGCGGTCACAGGGCGGATCGGACAGGCTGACCCGGCGACCGTCCGGATAGGACGTCGTGCCATAGCCAATGGTCGGCACGCCGGCCGGGCACAGGTACGGACGCGGACGAAAGCCCTCGAAACGCCGGCACAGCTCGGCCGCCACCTCTACAGGAGCGGTCGACTGGCCCAATTCAGGATCGAGTTTCATCGCACCCGGTCGAACACGCGACCCAGGAACCAGAAATTCAGGATGCCGGCCCATAGCGCCATGTCGGCCGGCGTCCAGGCGTAGGAAAACGCCACTGACCATACCGCCCCGCCGTTGAGCGCGGCGGCGAATCCGGAAATCTTGGCGCCACAGTACAGCGCCATGAACCAGTAGGTGATGATGGGCCTGACCGACGTCGACAGGGCATCGACCCAGGCTACACCGGATCTCGTGGCCTGCGCCTTGATCGACTCGGCCAGGGCCGACAGCGACCCGGCATTCCAGGCCGCATCCGCGCTGGCGCCGATCTCTGCCATCTTCTGCTGGCCGGTCAGCTTCTGGTATTCCAGAGCCTTGTCCTGCATGGCCAGCTCATGGGCGCGTTCGTTCTTGGCATCCAGCAGCTTGATGACTTCAGGCGCCAGGCGGAACAGTCCACCGAGCAGCCCACCGAGAATAGTCTCGATCATTTTGCGTTTCCCTTCTTCGTGATGGTGTCGAGCCTGGCCTCGATCATTCGCTCAACGGCGAACAACAGGCGGGTCGCCATGTGGCCGCCTACCCCGGCCGCAGCGGCGCAAACGCCAACCGGCTGTTCGAGGGCGGCCAGAACCATGAACACACCCAAGCCGACGAAACCGCTGGTGAAGATCTCGCCGATCAGCTCGATGATGTTGAATGCGCGCGTATGGCCGCGCCGCACCCTGGCGTACCAGTTCACAGCACCGCCACCGAACGCCATGCCCAGAGCCAGCAGCCATGTCGCCGCGCTCCAGGTCGTTGGGTCTTTTTCAGGCATCAGGAATATCTCCGTGCAGACGTCTGCATCAGTCCAACGGGCCGAGCGGATCGGCCTTCGCGTTATCGCAATGGCCCGGATCGACCGTATCCAGCCACCGGCACAGCCGGCAGCCCCAGGACCGGCCGGCATCCCTGGCCAGGGCCGCGTGGTGCGACACTGTGGCCACCTTGCCGAAGCCGATCCAACCGATAACCACGTCGACGAAGACGATCACGATCCAGATCAGCCGGAGGAACAGCCGACCGATGCTCATGGCGCGACCGCCGCCGGTACCTGGACGACCTGGGGATGCACCACCGTGGGCGGCGCGGTAGCGGAGTGGTCGTCCACGACGGAATGGTCATCCGTCGACCAGCTTCCCGCCCCGCCGGTGGATGAGCCGGCACCGGAGGCGGTGTTGGTCGTCGTCGTGGATACCGACGTGGCGTAGGAGCCGGCGCCGATCACGCCGTCCCCGCCGATGGCGTACTCAACCGACCCGGCTGGCGCCTGGATCTGTGCGGCCGTATCCGACAGCGCGTCGTAGCTGCCCAGCAGCACGCTGGCATGGTCGGCAGATTGGGCGATGCCCAGTCGGGTGGCGTTGTCGGACAGGTGCCTCGACGTCGCCGCGCCCTCGTGGATGCCGTAGACCTGGGCGCCGAGCCCCAGCACCGGCAGCAGGATCTCCCGCAGCAGCCCGCCCGACGGCCTGGTCGACGGCGGCGCCACCGGCTGCTGGACGCCGGCTTGGCGCTCCTCGGCCGCCAGCAACACCAGGGCCGCGTCACTGGCCGCGCCGTCGCCGCTGGCGCCGAGGGTGGCGATCACCTGCCTACGTTCGCGCCGCTCGTCGATGGCCGACTTGGCAAGATCGGCCCGAGCCGCCTCCGCCTTGGCCTTGGCCGTGTCGAAATCCATCCGCTGCGCCTGGGTCGGCTCACCGGTCAGCACAGACATCGCAGAACAGCCGGCCAGAATCGCCGCGCAGGCGGCCACCGCCATGAACTTGATGGCTCTCATCACTTCTCCTTTCGGGGGTTGGAAATTCGCGCCCGGGCGGGCGCTCAGGTCACCTTCGCCACGCACTCGACGGTGGTGGTGTAGCCGCCGCTGCCGATGGTGTGGGTTGCGGAATCGATCACCCAGTAGCCGTCGACGTGGGGCCGGAAGCCGTCCAGCTGGACGATGCGGCCGGCAGCCAGGCGGTGGTCGCCCGGCCGGGTCACGCTGACGCTGTCGGACCCGCTGTTCAGGGCCTTCAGCTTGGCCTGGGCCGCCGCCTTCGCCGCCGCGGCCGACGGGTAGGTGTGGCGCAGCGTGTACTTCGGCTCGCCCTCCCCGGCCAGCTCGTAGTAGGTCTTCTTGGCCGCCTTGTCGTGCCAGCGGGCGGCGACGCTCTGGTACTTGTCCCGGCCGCCCCGGGTGATCGCCACCCGGCTCGACATCAGCCGGGTCACGATCAGGTCCCCCTCCAGGTCGGCCAGGTGCCAGCTGTCGCCTTCCGGCCAGAACAGTAGCTCGCCGCTGGCCACCTTGAAGACGGCGTCGTAGTCCTCCGCCAGCCGGGTCAGGAAGTGCAGGTCGCTTTCCTCGGTCTGGCTCAGGTGGCTCGGTCGGATACCAGCCAGGGACGGGCCGACCCGGTGGCTCAGGCGATGCTCGCCGGCAATCTTGCCGACGATGGCCGCCAGGGTCATGTCCTTCCACTCCCGGGTCTTCTGCTGCTTCATCAGCCCGGTCATGTCGGCGGCCCGGGCGCGCACGGTCAGGGTCGCCGGCGGATCCTCGAAGGCCACCTCGTCGATCACGAACTCGCCCAGCCCGTCGTAGGAATAGGCCGCGTAGCCCAGCACCACGAAGACGTGCGTCCCCTCCGCCGGCCAGCCGATCGGCTGGTCCCGGTCGTCGATCACGAACTCCAGCGTGTCGGCCTCGCCGCCGGCGTAGTCGCTGACCGTGGCGCTGATGAAAGCGGAGGACTGGGAATCGATGATGAAGCTGCCGTCCAGGGCGAACAGGGTGCAGATCGGCTTCATAGGTCGGGCAGGACGATGGCGACGCCGGACGGCAACACCGGGCCCCGCCCGGCCAGGCCAGGGTTGGCCGCCAGCACCGATTCCACGGTGCCCTGGGCGCGGGCCGTCCGGGCGGCCTGGGGCGCCGGCAAGCCCTGCAGGCGGCCGTAGTGCAGGTGGCATACCTGGTCCAGGCGGTCGCCGTCGCGGGTGGTGTAGAGGGTCGCCATCAGATCATCCCCGTGGTCGGGTTGAGCCCGTAGTAGCGCAGGCTGACAGTGAACTCGATCTTCAGCGGCGCGCCGTTCTCCCACAGGCTGGACTGGCTATCGGCCACCGACTCGATCACCCAGTAGCCGTGCACGTAGCCCAGGCCGTCCACCAGCAGCAGCGGCTCGCCGCGGTCGGCCTGGGCGCGCATGGCATCCACCTGACCGAGGCCGCCCCGGAAGTGGGGCAGGATCACGCCGGCCAGCACGATGGTGTCGTCGCCCTTGCCCACATGCTGCGGCGCCGGGTGCAGGCCCATCCGCTCCTGGGTGGGCCAGCGCCAGGTCGTGGTGCGTTGCAGGGTCTGATAGGCGGCGGTATCGATCTCGAAGCGGTAGTCGCCCAAGGCCATCATGTACATCAGCGAGCCCCCACGGTGGCGCCGTCATGCAGCCCGGCGCGCGACCGGGCCTGGCTGGCGGCCTGCTGCCGGCGCCACCAGGCGTCCATCTCGCGCACCAGCACGTTCTTGACCTGGTCGACGGTTAGGCCGGCGCCGTTGATGTTGATGGTGAAGGACGGTGCCAGGGACTGGGCCGGCGCCGTCGGCCGGGCCGGATGGGCGCTTGCGGCCCCGCGTTGGGCCGGTGCCTGGGTCACGGTCGGCCGTGGCGGTGCCTTCGCCGTCGGCATGCCAGACCGGGCGCCCGTCACCGGCGGCGCCGGCTTCACCACCACCGGCGGCGCGGCCACCGTGGCGCCGGTCGGCCGCGGCGTGGTCTGGGGGCGTGCGCCGGCGGCGCCCTGTTGCGGCGGCGGCGCGGGGCGGTTCTTGTCGGCCGCCATCCGGGCACGATGGTCGGCGAACATCCTGTCCTCGTTCGGATCGCCGGCACTCGCCGAGTAGGCCATGGCCCCGACCCCCATGGTCAAGGGGTTGGCCAGCACGCGACCGGCCACCGGCAGCGCCGCCTTGCCGGCCTGCACGCCCTTGGTGACGACGGTCCTGCCCGCATTCAGCAGCTTGCCGCCGCCCACCTTGACCGCGTTCACGACCCGGCCCAGGCGGCCACCCTTCCCGGCCGAAGACCCTGGCTTGCCGGCAGGCTTCGCGGGCTTGTTCCCCTTCTTGTCCGGCCCGTCCACCGTTCCGACGTCGCCGCCCGGCTGGAACCCCGACCCCGGCATGTTCACCACGAAGACCTTCTGGACGCCGAGCATGCTGCCATCGCCGCCCAGGGCGCCGTCCTTCAGCACGCTGGGGAGCTTGGCCAGGCCATCCTTGCTGAACAGCCCCTTGAGGCCCAGCTCGCGCACCATCGTGTAGGCCGCTGCGAAGCTGTGAAAGGCGCCTTTGGCCGACAGCACCGTGCCCTTGATGAAGGTGAAGGCGTAGCCTGCGCCCAGCACCGCCACCTTCATGGCCAGCATGCCACCGACGGCCATGCCGATGTACTTGATCAGCTCGGGGTTCTTGGCCGCCCAGTCGGCGAACTTGGTGATCACCGGACTAAGGACGCCCAGGATGTCGTTGAGCGCCGGCAGCAGCGCACTGCCAAGGTTGATCCCGAGCTCGACGGCGTTGTTCTTCAGCAGCTGGAGCTGGTTCGCCGTGGTCTTGGCCCGGTTGGCGAACTCGCGGTCCATGCTGCCCGCGTAGGCCTTGTCGTCTGCCGTGGCATCGAGCGCCTTGCGGTACTCCCCCAGCGACCCCGTCAGCAGGGCAATGTCGTCGGCATACTCCAGGCCGAACATGTCCGCCAACACCCCGGCCCGCTTCGACGGGTCGAGCTTCTCGATCCGCTCCAGCACCATCATCAGGCCGCCCTGGGCATCCTTGGCGAGGGCCGCCCTCACCTGCCCGGCCGTCAGGCCGATGGCGGACAGGCCGGACTGGAACTTCTTGCCCTGCTTGTCGGCGGTCTGCAGCTTGCCCAGCAGGGCGTTGATGCCGGTGCCTGCCACCTCGGGCGACTTGCCCAGGGACAGGACGGCCGTACCCAGGGCGGCAGCCTGCACCGCGGTAAGCCCGAACTGCTTGGCGTTGCCGCCGATCCGGCCGAGCACCTCGACGACGCCGGAGGCCTTCGCCGCCGTGGTGTCCGACAGGTGGTTGATGGCATCGCCCAAGACGCCCATCTGGGTGATGGGCAACTGGTAGACGTTGGCCAGCTTCGCCATGGCCTCGCCCGCCACCTCCGGCGTCATTTCGAACGCCGTGGCCATCTTCGCCGTCAGCCGGGTGAAGTCAGGCAACTGCTTCAGGGCCACGCCGAGCTGGCCGCCCGACGCGGCGATGGCGGCCAGGCCCGCGGCCGAGATGGGGATTTCCCGGCTCATGGCCTTGATGTCGTTGCCGAACACCCGCAGGCCGTCCAGGGTCGGGAAGTCCACCACCTTGCGCACGTCGGCCATGGCCGACTCGAAGTCGATGGCCGCCTTCATGGGGCCGGCGAACGCGGCGCCGAGGGCGACCACGTCGACGATCTGGCCGCGCAGCCCGGCCCGGTGCGCCTCGTTGGCCTTCTGCGCCTCCAAGGCCTGGCCCAGGCCGGCCTGGTGGTGGCGCAGCCTGGCGATGGAGCGCTCCAATCGCTCCACGTCCTTGGCGAAGACGATGCCCGGCCCGGCCCGCAGCGCGTTCAACTTGGCCTGCACGGCCGTGGCGGCCTCGCCGATCTTGACCACGCTGCGCTGGGCGCCCATCATCGTAGAGGTGAACGAACCCGCGAGCGCGCCACCGATGACGATGCCGAGTGATAGCTTGTCCATGATCGACTACCTGGTTGATCACCTCGAAACCAGGCATTTCGCCCTGGTCGGGTTTGTCGTTGTCGCGGCCTACGCCCTGGCCACCGGGGCCGGCATCGCCGGCGCCGCGGTCATCGGCCTGGTGGGCGGCCTCGTCTTTGCGCCAGTCCTGGCGGTCGTGCTCTACGCCGTCGCGGCGGTCGCCGAAGTGCTACTGGGCTGACTCCGGCAGCGCCGCCAGCCAGGCATCCAGCTCCACCACTTCCAACTCCATCAGTTCGGCGCGTGACCAGCCGGCGACGCCGGCGAGCTGGAGGCATTCGCGCCGGAGCTCGTCGGCGCCCCGCCACCGGACAAAAAACCCATGTACCTCTTCTGGAGTTCGGCGTAGTCCACCAGGTCCAGCTCGCCGATGGCGTCCGGCGTCACCATGCACAGGTTGGCGAACAGTGCCCGCTCCCGCTGCGATTCGGAGGCCGAGGGCATGCTGTCCTCAACCGCCAGCAGGTCGCGCACCTTGGGGCGCCGCATGGTCAGGGAAGTCACCTTGACGCCGGCGACATCGGTGGGGAACTTGAGGGGGATGACGGTGCTGGTTGCGTTGTTCACTTCGTGGATTCCTTCTTGGGTTTGCGGGGCGGCTTCGGATCCGGCGCCGGCAGGGTGTGGGTCTCGGCCATCTTCTCGACGAATCCGCCCAGCACCAGGAATTCCGCCTGGCGCCGGGTGAGCTCGACCTTGTCGCCCACGGCGCGGCCGCCGTGGGGCTTTGTCACCGTGTAGCGGGCCATGGCCTTACATGCCCAGGTGGGCGCGCATCTCGGCCAGCTGGTCCTCGCCGTCGACCATGATGATCTTGTTGATCGGGTCGATCTCGATGATGGACTGGCCGTCCACTTCCAGCTTGTAGTAGCGCAGGGACAGCTTGATGGTGCTCCCCGCCTTCTTGCCCGGCTTCATGTCGCCGTGCTTGTGCTCGACGATCAGGCCGGTCATGGTGGCCACGGCCGGCTTGGTGGTGCCGTCCTGGCTGGCCAGGGAGCCGCGCACCACGAAGGGCAGGGTCTGCCCGTCCACCACCTTGAAGGCGCGCAGCACCGTGCTGTCGAAACGGGCCAGGGTGAACTCGGACGTGAGCTTCTCCACGCGCCCCATGGGCACGTCGATCCCGGCGGCCAGGCCGCCCGCCTCCAGCTCCTCGACCACGAGCTTGATCTCGGGCAGCTTGCACTCCTCGCCCTCGCCGGCGTAGCCCTTGCCGTCCACGAACACCGCGAAGTCGCGGAGGATGTCTTCATAGGCCATGCTGTTGGTCTCCTATCGTTCCGGGGCGCCGATCAGGCGGCGGCCACCGTGGTGGTGGTTTCCTCGCCCAGCAGCTGGTCGAGGTAGGACGGGTTGAGGTAGCTGCGGAAGCTGACCCGCTCGGCCGGGTACGGCGGCGCGAAATCGATGTTGAAGTACACCTTGCCGTCCATGATGTTGGCCGCGCTGTTCAGGTCCGGGTCGGGCCAGCAGCGGCCGTCGATGATGGCGCCCTGGCTCTTCAGGGAACGCAGGTAGGCGTTCACGCTCTCGGCCACGTCCTGCATGTAGGTGCGGGTGATGCCCCGGTCCACCGCCCACAGATGGGCGCGCAGCAGGCTGTCGTTGATCACGTCGGCGGTGCGGCGCACCGACAGGAACTCCCACTTCGGATCCGCGGAGCAGGTGCGGTTGCCCCACAGGCGAAAGCCCTCGTAGCGGATGATGGTGGCCACCTGGCGCTCGTTGAGCAGGTTGGCCCGGCTGTTCACGTCGCCCATGCGGAAGTCCACCGGGCGGCCGGTACCGGTGATGCCGTAGATCTCCTGGTTGCTGGGCGACCACCAGAAGCCGCGCTGGTTGTCGATCCGGGCGATCAGGCCGGCCACCCGGGCGGAGGCCGGCTCGATCACCTCGGTGCCGTCGAACACCTTCACCCAGGGGTCCACCACGTAGGCCCGGGCGCTACCGAAGTTGTCCCGGTACAGGCCGGCCGCCTCGTCGGTGGTGTTGGGCCCGTCGATCACCGTGACGGCGCGCAGCTGGTCGGCCACGGCCACCAGCTCGGCGGCCACCGCCTGGACCTGGGAGAAACCCGGGGCGACCAGGACGCGCGGCGCGTAGCCCACCACGCTCTCGGCCCCCAGCAGGGCCTTGATGCCCAGGTAGTTGCCGGTACCGGCCTCGATGCCGCCGATCACATTGGCCTGGGTGGCCGCCGCATCGGCGCCCTCGGCGACCCGGACGATCACCATCACCGCGCCCACCTGGTCCAGGATGCCGTCCACGGCCGCCGGCAGCGTGCCGCCGGCGCCCAGGGCGATGCGGTCACGGGGCGCCACCAGGACCGGGGTGTTGAGGGGGAACTTCGCCTTGGCGGCGGCCCATTCGGCATCCGTCAGGAAGCTGGCCGGGCGGGTGGCGGCATCCAGGTCGGTGGCCGTGCCGACCAGGCCGATGATGGACGACTTCACCGTGCGGATCGAGCGGAGGCCGCTGTCGATCTCGATCACTTCGACGCCGTGGAGGAATTGCTCGGGCATGGGGACTACTCCTTTCGTGAGGATGCCTTCCGTCGCCGGGGCGACGGGCTGTTGCTGCAGGGTTGGTTTGCGCCCGGACGGGCGCCGGTCAGGACAGGATGGCTTGCGCCCGCTCCGGGCTGTCCCAGAGGCCGAGCTGGCCGAACAGGCCGACGAACTGGACGGTGTCCGGGTCGTCCAGGTTGACCTCGGCGACGTCGCGGTAATTGCCCAGGGCGACCCGTACCAGGGCGCGCTGGTCCACCGTCAGGGCGGAAATCTTGGGATGCCCGGCGGCGTACTCGGCGACGTCGAAGTTGTCGACGATGAGCTGCTCGGCCAGCGTCAGGCGCTGGCGGAACTGGCGGCGGGTGAGCACCCGTGCAGGCGTCTGCACCGGCACGCCGGGCGCCGGCCGCGTGAACTGGGCGCCGTCGTAGAGATCTCCGATGGCGCAGGTATCGTCCTGCACCGCCAGCCAGCCCTGGGCGGCGAACTCGGCCGCCATGGCGTCGATGTCATCAGGTGCCACCAGGACTACGTTGAACACGATCCCGTCTTTGATCAGAGCAACTTGCATGCGCGCCTCCGCTATTCATTCCACAGGACGATGCAGAGGCCGGAGCCTCCGGCCCGGCCAACGATTCCGTTGCCGACTACCCCACCCGCGCCTGCACCGGTATTCGCTGCGCCCGCAGAGCCTGCGTCGGCACCTTCGCCGTAGCTTCCGCCACCGCCAGGCGCAGAGCCTGCACCTGCCCCGCCCTGGCTGACTCCACTGCCGCCATTGAAATTCACGCCGCCGCCACCGCCACCGCCACCTTGTCCAAACGCCCATGTCGAGCCATGGCCACCAGGGCTGACAGTGCCACCAGGCCCGGCGTAGTGCCCCATCGAGCCGTTGCCGCCACCGCGGCCGCCTGCACCATAGGTCGAGCCAGACCCATAGCCACCACCAATCCCGCCATACGCGACGAGCGACCCGAAGCTGGTGTTACCGCCGTTGCCGCCGTTGCCGCCAACGGCACCCGCCGCGCCGCCAGCACCAACCGTCACGACGACGTTGCCGGATACCTGAGCGTCTCGCACGACGACGGCGCCTCCGCCTCCACCACCTCCGATTGAGTTTCCGGCAGCAGCCACCCCACCGCTGCCGCCTCCACCTCCCACCACCACCACCCGCACGCCGGTGACGTTCGCCGGTCGTACCCAGGTACCCGATGCGGTGAATACCTGCGCTCGAAGGCTGCCGACTGCATCAACGGCGCTGATCACCGCGTCCCGCGCCGCCGTGACGTCAGCCGGCGTCGCCCGGCTCGACAGCAGGACATCCAACCGGTCGACCAGGGCCGCCCGGGCATTGGTCCAGGTGGCGTTCGACAGTGCCGTGGCGGCGGGTGCCCGGCTGCCCACCGTGACATCGAGCGCCGTGTTGATGATGTCCAGGAAGCCCGCCCGGGTGGCGGTGTAGTTGTCGTCCAGGGTCTTGATCCGCTCCCAGACCGAGTTCGCCACCGGGTTGGCGGCAATGGCGGCGTTGAGCCAGGCGGTCAGCTTCGCGTCCACGTCGGCGGGGCTGGCCCGGCTGGAGGTGGCGGCATCGATGAAGGCGATCCGGGCCGCCGTGAGATTGTCGTCAAGGGTCTTGATCCGCTCGAACAGGCTGTCCACGGTCGGCGCCGGCGGTAGCGCCGTGTTGAGGGCGGCCGTGGCCCGGTTTTCCACGTCCGCCGGCGTCGCCCGGGTGGACGTGGCCACGTCGGCGTTGTCGATCTTGGCCGCCCTGGCGGCCGGCAGCAGGGCCTCCAGCAGGCTGCGGATGCGGTCGATCAGTCCGGCGCTCATTGGGCTACCTCGGTGGCGATGACGCCGGCCAGGCGGCTGTTGGCGTCGTAGGTGTGGGTCTCGGTGCGCACGATGCCGCGGGCGGTGATGGTCTGCACGTGCAGCCGGCCCTGGGCGTCGTAGGTCAGGCTGGTGGTGCGCACGCTGGCGTCGGCCAGGGTCTCGGTGGACGATTCCAGCCGCCCGTTGGCGTCGTAGACGTACTCGGTGGCCAGGGCCGGTTCGACGAAGGCCAGGCGGGCGTTCAACGTGCCAAGCAGCACCACGTCGGCCAGGGCGTTCTGGATCGCCGCCACCTCGGCGGCGGCCTCGGCCAGCAGGGTATCGAAGCCGGCCTGGGCCTCCGCCCGGGCGGTGTCCATGGCCGCTTGGGCGTCCAGGATGACCTGGTTGAGGATGACCTGGCCGGCATCCAGTGACGCCTGGGCCGCCTCCAGCATCGGCACCAGGACCGCGTTCACCCGGGCCAGGCCGTTGTCGATGGCGTCCCGGGTCGCCTCTTCCGTGACTTGCCGGAACGCCTCCAGGGCGACCAGGCGCACGTCCATGTCCTGGAAGACCGGATTGAAGAACCGCGCAGAGAGCGGCGTCACGCCGTCGCGCATGCGGTAGCGCTGGAACCGGCTCGCCATGGTCAGAAGGCCACGTCGACGCGCTCGGCGACGTGGTAGCCGATCAGGGCGTTGTCGGTGGTGCCGTTGACCTTGATCCGGTAGCTGCCGGTGGGCGTGCCCAGGGCGAAGGTGGCGCGGCGCAGGATACTGTCGGCGGCGCGTACCTCGTCCACCACCGAGGTCGCCGCCACGGTCTGGCCGTCGATCACCAGGGCCGGCGTGCAGGTGTGGTGGGCGGCGCTCCAGCCCTCCAGCAGGATCTGCACTTCGACGCTGCTGGTCGGGTTGGCCAGCACCCGGGCCGCGCTGTAGTGCTCGAAGGCCGTGCCTGGCCGGCTGGCGCGCAGGCGCGAGCTGGACAGCCAGAGGCCGGGCATGACGTCGTTGCTGCCGACGAACACGGCGCGCAGGGGCAGCACCGCCGGCAGGCCCCCAAGCCCGGCGGCGCCGGCCGGCCCCACGGTGCGCCAGAGGCCGTTCACCTGGTACTCGAAGT